TCATTGAGATTGATGCCGGTGAAGCGGATGAGAGCACAGCACAGGAAGTATACCGCAACCTGCAGATCCTGTATGGGACACAAGAGGGAGAGCAGGCTTTAGACCGCGAGTTCGGGATCGCCGTAGAGGTGACGGATTCTCCTTCACCGGACGCGCAGGCCAGACTTGCGGCGGAATACGTCAGGAAGACACAGAAGTATGAGCCACGGGCAAGGGTAGCCCAAGTGGACTGGACTTCCGGCAATGCGTCGGATGGAAATATGATACCAAAGGTGGTGGTGGAACTTGTCTAATATCAGTTATTTGGAAAACACACCAGAAATCAGCTTTATTGATAATATGACACTGCAGGAAACCGAAAATATGGTTATAGAACAATACAAGCGATTGTACAAGGAAGAATGGGGAAAAGAGCCGGAACTTGCAGACGGAGATCCTAAGAGCCTGCTTATCAAGGCGTTTGCCATCGTCATATATCAGGTGATGCAGTACATAGATGGAAAAGGGCGCGCGGAGCTCTTGAAAACATCGACCGGGGACGCGCTGGATAACCTGGCTGCGCTACTCGGTGTCACGCGGCAGAAGTCAAGCAAGGCGACTGCAACGGAGCGTTTTACTCTGTCCGGTCCGCGTAATGAGTATGTAGCGGTACCGCTGGGAACACGAGTGAAAACACAAGGCGGAAGATATTTTAATACTCTGGATTACGCAGAGATTCCGATAGGCGAGACTTATGTGGACGTTATGATCCAGGCGGAAGAAGCAGGAAGCGAAAGCAATGATATCCAGGAGGGAAGCATTGATACTCTGGTTGACCCGATTCCATATATAGCCAGCGTTACGAATATTTCAAAAAGTACCGGAGGGCTGGACGTGGAGGACGACGATAGCCTGACGGAGCGTGTTTACCTTGCGCCGTCTAAGTTTTCCAGCGCAGGACCGAAAGACGCATACGAATACTATGTTAAAGAATGGCGGAGCGATGTTGCCGATGTGCAGATCACTTCGCCATCTCCATGTGTGATAGAGATATTTGCTGTCCTGGACGATGGGAGAACATTAAATGATACAGAACGCGAAAGCCTGAGAGAGTATATCAATGGAGAAGTGATAAGGCCGCTTTGCGACAAGGTGATCTGTACCGTCCCGGAGGAAGTGGAGTACAAGATTGAGTTCACGTACTGGATCGCAACCAGCGACAAAAGGAGCGCCGGTACGATCCAGGAGCAGGTTGAGAGTGCTGTGAACCAGTATAAAACCTGGCAGCGCAAGTTGGGACGTGATATCAACCCAACGGAGCTTGTGGCAAGAATCCGCGAAGCTGGCGCAAAACGGGTGAAACTTACTGCACCGGGGGACTTAAAAATCTCTGACACACAGTTACCGAAATGCAGCACAAGTACGGTAACATACGGAGGACTTGAGGATGATTAAAAGCATACAAGAGGCCCGCGTGAAAGACGGAATACCGCGTATTCTTGCCGCGCAGGATTGGGTTCAGACGATTTCTGAGGTCCTGGGAATCTGGACGGTAAAAATTCTTGATTTTGCCGATAATAGCCAGATCTACACAGCGATTGATGATGCGCCTGAGATCATTTTGGATGCGCTGGCCGTGAGCTGGAAAATAGACTGGTATGATACCGGGTACAACCTGGAGCAGAAACGACAGATCGTAAAAACCGCTATGGAAGTACGGCGCACAATGGGAACCACAAAGGCGACCAGACTGCAGGCAGACGCGATATATCCGGGAACAATGCTGGAAGAATGGTTCGATTATGAAGGAGAGCCAGGATATTTTCGGCTGCTTGTGGATATTACCGGGAGTAATGCAGAAAATCCGGTGATTGTATACGATCCGGATACCATGGAGCGCGAAATGACGGCGGCGAAACGCTGGTCGGCACATCTGGAAAATCTGAGTTATATGGTTCGCCATGCAATAGTAACGAGAGCTGCTATTGCAAGCTGGACGTATCTGTTGCCATTCTGCGGGACAATCCGCTGCGGGACCTATTGGATGCCGTCTACGCTGGGACATAGTATTGACAGTAAAGTACAGGTGTCAGCGAAACCGGAAGGATTCTCTGTCGAACCGGAATTTACGGGAACGCTGCCTTCCCCATCGGCGCTGGGCTTTTCCATTGCCTGCGGCCAGGTGGTAAGCGGGGGAGTAGAAGCATTTTCTATTTCGCCGGAGTTTACAGGTACATTACCAGAGGAGGAAACCAATGGAGATTAAAGCGAGGGGACAATATGGAAAGAGAAATCCTCTATTCCAGTATCAGACCGCCGTAGGCGTTAGCTTACCGGTGGACGAAGAAGGGAACACCGGAGCCGCCATCGGAGGAAAGGTTACTGTAGAAGCTATCAACGTTACTCCATCTCAAAGCGGTACAAAGCGCTGCGGGGCGGAGCGATAAAACGAGGGGAAAGGAGGAAAAAGGACTATGGCATTTTTTACAGATACGTTTTTAGCCGCGCGACGTGCGGAGTTATTACGGAGCGTCTGCAGATTCCAGTATCAGATCAACGGAACATGGCGCGATGGCGAGATCAACAGCAAATCCGTAATTGGATCCAACATTGTAGTATTTGTTAATGTTCCGAGTTTTGGAACAAAGGACACGATTACGGGAGTGCGTGTGTTTGATAATAACAATGCTCTGGCAGGCCAGCAGACCATCAATCTGCAGAGGGAAAGTCTGAATACAGCATTGCTGCGCTTCACATTCCCATTGATCGAGGAAACCTAAAGAAAGGAGAAAAGACCTATGTATGATCGTAATTATTGGCAGGATCATGTTACAGATCAGAACGGCGTGGTTGTTCAGCAGGGAACACTGCTGGACCAGGCACATTTCAACCGGATGGAAAAGGGCATAAGCGATCAGTCGCTTGCGGCTGCAATATCTCTGTTCAAGCAGAACCAGGACAGCTACAACCTGGAAGACGAACTGCAGATCGTAAAATTGAACATGGCAGATTTAAAGTGGCCGTTCAATAATGTCGAAACAACGGTGGCGCTGAAACAGATGCGGGAAAGCATCAATTACGATGTGGAGATTAATGTGCTTTCTTACAGCGACGGATTCCTTGGAAACATCCGAGTGAAGGACCGCGCCAGAAATGGTTTTAAACTGGTGCATGATGGCAGCGCAAAGAAGGTGCAGGTGAGTGTCCGGATCTCTGGCGGAATGACAGACCCGATTCTGGATGAAAGTGATATTGAGAACAATTAGGAGGCAGGACGATGAAGATTGTAGAGAAGAACGTCGGTAAGAAAATTGACTATGAACTGACCGGCACGAAACTTGATTTTGCTGACGGTGCGCTCCGCATTGACCTTGCGAGATACCAGCGTGACGATGCAGTGACCATGGATATCATGGTAGATAATGAGGGATACCTGACGACCGGTAAGGGCCGTTATTATGCAGCTCCGGTTGAGATCCCTGCTATCCAGTACGAGGAAAAGGTTCAGGCCGCATCTGAGGTTACGGAAGGGGAGGACAACGAGAACAACCGTGACGAGATTATCCGCACACCGTTACCGATCAACACCGATGATGTGGTGCTGTATCTGTTCGCCATTGATGGCATTGTAATTCATTAAGAGGAGGAAAAGTAGATGGCTAATTTTGATTCTGCAGAACTTGCACTGAAAAGCGTATGTCCTAATAACGATATGCTTTACGACGATAAGGAGATGCCGTCCATCATGTATTATGTAACGAAATCCAGGTTAAGCGATGTACTGAATACCGAGGATACCAGCGTACTTCCGGCATTTCGCGTTAATGGAAAAGAGATCGACGGCTTTTATGTAGGAAAATTCCAGACCCATCATTATAACGGCAGAGCATATAGTCTTCCGCGTGAAGACCCGAGCGCAAGCGCTGGCCTGGATACCTTCGTAGCCTACAACCGAGCTAAGGGTAGTAAATTCCATGAAATTACCTGCGCCGAATGGGCGGCTATCGCTTTGTGGTGTCACAAAAATGGCTGTGAGCCGAAAGGCAATAACAACTATGGAAAAGATACATCGGAAACGTTATACAAGGCAATTCCGAGCATGGCACGCGACGACCAGGGAAGAATCCAGAGAGTAGCCACCGGCACCGGTCCGGTTACATGGTCTCATGACGGAACCATAGAGGGAATCTGGGATATGAACGGGAATGTCTGGGAATGGTGTACTGGTCTGCGTACCGTGAATGGCGAAATCCAGATCATTGAAGATAATAATGCTGCTGATCCGACCTGTGATCTTTCTGCAACATCGGCAGCATGGAAAGCAATTCGCGCAAGTGATGGAGCTCTGGTAGATCCGGACGGAAACGGAACTACACAGGGAACTGTAAAGCTGGATTACATCAACAGCAAATGGACTTACAGCACCACGATTGCACATACTACCGGAAGTTATGGATGCAGCTTTAAAGATGTGACATGCGATGCAAGCATTGGAAGCGCGGCAAAATTATTACTGCAGAGCCTGGCAATGCTTCCGGATCTGACGCTGACCGGAGACGGTATTGACGCAACCTACGGCAATGATTATTTCTATGAGAACAACAGCGAAGCGGAGCGGTGCCTGCGTCGTGGCGGCAGCTGGGGCAATGGCGGCGACGCTGGG